TAAGACCATACAAGTCGTTGAATGGTGCTCCGTGGAATAATGCCCAAAACAGATACACGATAAAACAAAATGAAGGTACTGCAATCTTTCAAGGTGACTTAGTTGTCCCAACGTCTACAGGTAATGTAGCTAGACATAGTGCAGGAACTTCCGATCACGTTGTCGGTGTATTTAACGGGTGTTTTTACACAGACCCAACAACACAAAAACCTACCTTTAGCAATTTTTACCCCGGTTCTATCAATGCAGATGACATTGTTGCAAATGTAATTGATGATCCTGACACATTGTTTCTAATGGATGCTGATGCAGCATTTACTAGATCAGAACTGTTTAAAAACTATTCTGTAACCAATGTAACGGGTAATACTGTTACAGGTATTTCAAAAGTTCAACTAGATGTAAGCACAGGTGATAGTGCATCAACATTTATGGTAATGGCAGTTGATATAAGCCAAGACCCAAACAATGATGATACCACTTCAGCTAATGCTAACGTTTTAGTTAGAATTAATAATCACTTTTATCGCCAAAGTGGCGGTCTAACATAGAGAGGTAAGATATGGCTATTTCAAGATCACAATTGGTCAAAGAGTTAGAGCCGGGTTTAAATGCTCTCTTTGGCTTAGAATATAATAGATATGAAAACGAACACGCAGAAATCTTCGTAGCAGAAGCATCTGATAGAGCTTTTGAAGAAGAAGTAATGCTTACAGGTTTCGGAAGTGCTCCTGTAAAAGAAGAAGGTGCGGGGGTCACATTTGATCAAGCAACTGAATCTTTTACTGCTAGATATACACACGAAACTATTGCTATGGCATTTGCTATTACTGAAGAAGCAATTGAAGATAATCTGTATGACAGATTAGCGGCTCGTTATACTAGAGCATTAGCTCGTTCAATGGCAAACACTAAACAAGTTAAAGCTGCGAATGTACTTAACAATGCATTTAATTCAAGCTTTGCTGGTGGTGATGGTGTGGAACTTTGTTCTACTGCTCACCCTCTAGCAACAGGTGGTGTATTTGCTAACGAATTAGCAACTGCGGCAGACTTATCTGAAACTTCATTAGAGCAATCACTTATTGATATTGCTGCTTTTGTTGATGAAAGAGGTCTAAAAATTGCAATGCAAGGTGTTAAACTTATTATTCCAAAAGAACTTCAGTTCACAGCGGAAAGAATTTTGACATCTCCACAAAGAGTGGCGACTGCAGATAACGATATTAATGCTATGGCTTCTATGGGAATGATTCCTCAAGGCTATAGAGTAAATCATTATTTGACAGATACTGATGCATTCTTTATTATGACAGATGCACCTAACGGATTAAAACAATTTGTTAGAAGCCCTATCAAAACTGCTATTGAAGGTGACTTTGATACAGGTAATGTTAGGTTCAAGGCGAGAGAGAGATATTCTTTTGGGTTTTCTGATCCAAGGGGTATTTTTGGCTCACCCGGTGCAGCTTAATATTTTTATTTTTTTTTCCGTAAAAAAAAGGGGACGAAAGTCCCCTTTTTTATTTTTGTCTACTTTCCCAAAAATAAACAGCTAAACCTAAGATCATATAAATTAAGACTATTTCCATTAGTTTGTAATTAATTTTGGATAGCTAAATACAGTTTGATTTTCACCTCTGTATTCTTTGTGTTGTTTTACTTTTACTTCCATAGAAACACTATCACCAATTTCTAACTCTTTAAATAATTTGTTATTAGATGTTGTTGTAAAAATATTACCATTATCATCTTTGAACTTTTTTAAAACACAAAAACCAAATTGTGTATCAAAACCAAAAAGGTCTTCCAATGTTAACTTCACTGTAATTTTCTCACCAACTTCACCAATAAATTTTGATGGAAAAGTTACACTTGGCTTAGACCAAGATTTTTTTGGCAACCACTCATCATTATCTTGATAACATTCTATCATAGTTGGTCGTTTCCAAATTCTACCATTTCTGATAATCTTGTTAAGGTCAAATGCTTTATCTTCATTGATAAGAACACCCTCTTCACCAATCCAAGACTTTGCATTAACTACTGCTGTTTCCCAATCAGTTGATAAATTTTTAACATAAAAGGTTTTTTCAACCATCATTTTTGAGTAGTCACTCCAAACAAATGCATCATAGCAAAGTGTAAACATCTTTGTTTGTTCGCCTGTGCTAATATAATATTTTGTTTTTTCCATATTTTTTCTCCCTATTATATTATATATATCACATCTAAATGTGATGTCAATAGAATATTTACTTTTTTTTTATAAGGAGTACAATTAAATTACCAAGATTATATAAACTAAATGTAGACAGGCTTGGCTGACCACCCTAGAGGACTACATTTTTTAACCTAGGAGAAAACTATGGCAGGTGTACATTTTACAGGTCCGATTTTATTCGCTGGTGTAAATGACAATAAAAAATGGTTTAAGGATTTACCAATTGATAAAAATCCTGATTATGTTGTTTATTTTGATGATTTTGACAGAGTAGGTTTTGACTCTGCCACAGGTCACAGATGGACAGTGGTTAAAGATTCAGGGGCATCAGTGGCAATAGCTGCAGATCAACTTAATGGTTTATTAAATTTAAGTTCTGCAGGAACTACTGATAATGATGGTGCTTCTATTCAAAAAAATGAAATATTTCAAGTTCAGGAAAATAAAGACCTTTGGTTTGAAACTAAAGTGAGAACGTCCGATGTGACTGACACTGATCTGTGTTTTGGATTTACTATAAATTTTGCAACCAATCCAGAAAATATGTTGACTGCAACTGATCGTATAGTGTTTCAAAAAGATGATGGAGATGCATCTATTCTGTGTAAAACAGAAAAAGATGGCACAGAAACTTCAACGGACTCTGGTGTTGATATGACTAACGATACAGATGTTACATTAAGTATTAGAGCACAAGGTCCTAAAGATTCAAATCATACAGGTCAAGTTGAATTTTTTGTTAACAGAAAATTAGTTGCTACTCACACAGCTAATATTCCTAGTGATGAAATTTTAACAATAGCAGCAATGTCTTTATCAGGTAATGCTACAGGAACTAAAATTACAACACTTGATTATATGTTCGCAGCATCTGATAGATAGGAGTAAAAAATGGGTGAATATCAATTACAGGTCAAATCTTTTAAACCAGCAGCAGCTAGTACAACTAGTGTAGCGGCAGCCCAAACTTTGGGTGGTGCAGGCGATATGACTTTAGCAGGCACTGCAGCTACTTTTGCGGGCACCAATACTGTAGCATTGATTACTCTAACATCTTCAGGAAATATATCTGGTGTAAATTTTACAATAACAGGCACAGATGCTAATGGTGCGGTTCAATCTGAAACAATTGCAGGACCAAATGCAAATACTGTCTCTACGACTAAGTATTTTGCTACAGTAACACAAATTGCTGCAAGTGGGGCAGTTGGAACAAACACCTCAGCAGGTAATTCCGCTGAGACTGCAGGTGTAATATTTGCAGGAGCTAATAGAGTAAAAGGTGCACAAATAACTACAGGTGGCACAATTGGTGATGTTTCTTTTGCCTTGGGAAGTCCAACAGGAGATGTTTTGTTCTTCTACACTGTTGCGACTACGACAAAAGATTACATTGAGCCTTATATTCCTGATGCTGGTATTTTATTTAGAAAAAACTCAACCTTGGGTTCTTATATAAAAATGCCTGCTGGCACAGTAACTTCGGCTACAGTGTATTATGGATAGTTTGCTTTATTATGGCGATCTTAATTTGTTTGGTCTAAAGAAAGGAGGTATGCCTCCTCGTAATAAGAAAAACTTTAGACCAACTGAATCAGGAGCTGGAATGACTGAAGCAGGAGTAAAAGCTTACAGACGTAAAAATCCCGGTTCAAAATTAAAAACGGCAGTAACAGGTAAAGTAAAAAAAGGCAGTAAAGATGCAAAACGCAGAAAGTCTTTTTGTGCACGAAGTGCAGGACAGGCTCGTATGCATAATATTAATTGTAAAAAAACACCTAACAAAAGAATTTGTCAGGCAAGAAGGAGATGGAAATGTTAGATCAAATCAAAAATCATATAGATAATATAAAAAACTTGTATAATTCTAATAAAGACTTTATAGTAATTGGACTATGCGTATTATTGAGCCTTTCTTGGATTTTCTGACTACAGGTTTTCTCGTATTTGGTTTTTTATTTTTCTTATCGATTTGGGCGATATGGGTTTCCATATCTTTTCCAATTAACTTATTTGTGAGAAAATTTAAAAATGAAACTATCACCTAATTTTACACTTTCAGAAATGACAAAGTCACAAACGGCACTTCGATTGGGTATAAACAATAAACCTAACCAACAGCAAATTTTGTGTCTAAAAACATTGTGCGAAAAACTTCTACAACCTATTAGAGATCGTTTTGAAATGCCAATAACAATATCTTCAGGATTTAGAAGTATTGAACTTTCAAAGAGAATAGGTTCAAGTGCTAAATCTCAACATTGTAAGGGTGAGGCTGCCGATTTTGAAATAATTGGTTTGGACAATAAAAAACTTGCCGAACATATAAATAAAAACTACGATTTTGATCAGCTTATTTTAGAGTTCTACAAAGAGTCAGACCCTAATAGCGGATGGATTCACGTTTCGTATTCAAGTAAAAAAAATAGAAAACAATTTCTAAAAGCTTACAAAGACCAAAATGGTAAAACGAGGTACATCCCGTGCCAATAACAAGATCGCAAACGAGAAAACAAATTGAAAACCCACCACAAAAAAAGAAGTGGAGTAAAAAAAGAAAACAAAAAATAAATTGCAAAAAACCAAAAGGTTTTAGTGAGAGGGCTCATTGTGCCGCAAAAAGAAAGAAATGAATTACTTATTCCTCACTCCTCTCTTATTGGTGGTTATTTTATTGATAATCATCTTTGTGATAAGCTTGTAGAATTTACTAAAAAATCTAAAAGAGATGCTGGTGTCGTTTATGATGCAGGTAAAGAACGTATTGACAAAAAAATAAAAGATTCTGAAGATTTACGTTTAGATGAAACCTCAGAACTTGGAAAAAAATATGTTTCTGAATTGGGTGATTGTTTGAAATTATATTTAAAAAAATATCCACATATAAACCAGATAAAGAAATTTGGATTGTATGAACAAATAAATATACAGTATTATAAAAAAGGTGGTGGCTACAAAGATTGGCATTGTGAAAATAGTTTTGCAGGCAATAAAGTTCAGAATAATAGATATCTTGTGTATATGACTTATTTAAATTCAATAGCTGATGGAGGGACAGAGTTTGCTCTTCAACAACTTTATGTTCCAGCTATAAAAGGACTTACATTATTTTGGTCAGCTTACAATAGTCACTTACATAGAAGTAAAGTCACACATACATCAGAAAAGTATATTGTAACAGGTTGGATAGGGTTTACTGACATACTTAAGAATGGTAAAGTAACTAATGACTAAATTATGTCCAAGAGGCAAAGCTGCCGCCAAAAGAAAATTTAAAGTATATCCTTCAGCTTATGCAAATGCATATGCATCAAAAATATGTGCAGGTAAAA